CGAGTACCTAAGCCGCTGAAAAATCCAGGGTCCTTCTGGGCCGTGGGAAACGCGCAGTCCATGACCCCGAAATTCGCCTAGTTTTCGAAAAGGCAAGGGGGTTGTAAACGTAGGGTCCAAGCCTCCATGCCGACACAAAAAGACATCGCCAAACGCCTCGACCTGTCGCAACAGGCGGTCAGCCAACACATGGCCGAGCTGGGCATTGCCTGGAAGACCACCAGCCTGGACGACATCACCGTCGCGTACATCCGCAAGCTGCGGGGCGCTGCTGCCGGCCATGTCTCCAACGATGGCGAGATGGACCTGACCCGCGAGCGCGCCCAGACCGAGCGCGTGGATCGTGAGCTCAAGCTCTTCATGCTGGCCGAGAAGAAAGGCCAGGTGGTGAGCCTGGCCCAGCTGGAGCCCATGCTGCAGCAGATGGTGGGCGCCTTCCGCACCGAGCTGACAAGCCTGGGCGACAAACTCAAAACCGAGATCGACGCCTTGTATGGCATCGATCTGGACGCCGCACTGGTGGAAGAACATATTCGTGACACCCTATCCCAACTTGCTCGATACGACCCCGAGCTGCGCGGCCCTGGTGCGCCGGTTGGTGAAGGTGCTCGCCCCGCAAGAGAAGCTGTCGACCACGGACTGGGCCAAGCAGCACAGGCGGATGTCGAGCAAGGCCTCGGCTAAGCCGGGAATTTATAACCCCAACATCACCCCATGGGTGGCCGGCATCCACGAGGCGCTGGACGATCCCAAAGTTTTCAAGGTGATCTGCCGCAAGTCGGCGCAGGTAGCCTGGACCGACGGCGTGTTGCTGAACTACATCGGGCGGCGCGTTGACATCGACCCCGTGCCGATGATCATCATGTTCGCCAAGACCGAGGCGGCCAAGCAGTTCAATGACGAGAAGTTGACCCCAATGGTGGAGGTCACGCCCCGGCTGGCGACGCGCATCCCCATCCATAAAGTGCGTGACCGCGACAACCGCTGGGACTTCAAGAGCTTTCCCGGCGGCTTCCTCAAGCTGGTGGGCTCCAACAGCCCCAGCTCAGTGAAATCCACACCCGCTCCTGTGGTGGCCATCGAAGAGCCGGACGATTGCAACACGAACGTGAAGGACCAGGGCGACACGATCACGCTCCTGGAGGAGCGGACCAAGTCATACACCAGGCGCAAAGTGATCTTCGGCGGCACGCCCACGATCGAAGGCTTCAGCCGGATCGACGCGGCCTACAAGAGCAGTGACCAGCGCCAGTTCTGGGTGCCTTGCCCATCATGCAACGAGCTGCAGGTGCTGTCCTGGGAGAACGTGCGCTGGACGCACGACGCCGCTCAGTCGCATGAGGTGTTTGGCGACTCGGTGCCGGAGTCGGCCCGGTACTGCTGCCCCCATTGCGGCAGCCTCTGGACCGATGCCGAGAAGACCCGTGCTGTGCGCCTGGGGGTATGGAAGGCCTCGGCCGCGTTCCACGGCATTGCAGGGTTCTACATCAATGAGCTGTACAGCCCGTTCCCCGGCTCGCTGCTGGCCCGCCTGGTGGAGAAGCACCTGACCGCCCAGCATGCAATGGCGCAGGGTGACGACACGAAGCTGCGCAGCTTCCGCAACAACACCGAGGGCCTGGCTTATGCGTACCAGAGCACGGTGCCGGATGCCGACAAGCTGCGGGCCCGTGCCAAGGAATATGCGGAGCTAACCGTGCCATGGGGTGGAGTCGTTCTAACGGCCGGCGTGGACGTGCAGCACGACCGCCTGGCCATTGTGATCAGGGCATGGGGCCGTGGAGAAGAAAGTTGGCTGGTGTGGTGGGGTGAGATCCCCGGCCGCACGATGATGGTTCACTGGGACGACGACGGCGCGCTGAATGAGCAGCAGTCGGGCGCCTGGTGGGATCTGGACCAGCTGCTGGCCGGTGGCTTCCCGCATGCGAGCGGCGCCATGTTGCGCATTCGCGCGGTCAGCATCGACAGCTCGGACGGTCAGACGCAGGACGCGGTCTACAGCTATGTGCGCCGCCGTCTGAACCGCCAGTTCATGGCGATCAAGGGCAGATCTACGGACGTCGGCAAGGATGTCTTCAGCGCGCCGAAGATCAGCATTGACACCAATGGCCGCCACAAACCGCACCCCTCGGGCATCCGCCCGTACATGGTGGGCACGCAAGTCGCAAAGGATCTGATCCTGGGCGTGGATGCGCAGGGTGGCCGCATCAAGCTGGATGGCAATGGCCCTGGCCGCATGCACTGGATGCGCACAGTGCGCCCCGACTATTACGACCAGGTCACGGCCGAGGTCAAGGTTCCGCACAAGAGCGTGCGCGGTCGCTTGGTGTGGCAATGCAAATCGGGCCGGCGCAATGAGGCGCTGGACTGCGAGGTCTATGCGCTGCACGCTGCCCGCAGTCTGAAGATCAATCTGTGGCGGACTGAGCGCTGGGAGGTGGAGGAGGAAGCCATTAACCAGCCGGCACTGTTTGGCGATGCCATCCAGCGTGCGCAGCTGCCCAGCTCGGCGAAGCAAGTCACTGAAGAAATACCCCTCAGCGAAGCCGGGGCTGGCGACAGCCCGAAAGAGGGAACGGATAACCCGGGGCCTGGTGAGCCCGAAGCCGTTGTGCAAACGCCTGTACGACCCGCCCGACCCATCGTGAAGCAACAACAGCCGCAGCCCCGCCGCAGTGGCTGGAGCGCAAACAACTGGTAACCCATGAACATCTTTGCAACCCTACCCAGTGGTGACAGCGCCACCTGGCTGGATGACCCTGTCACCCTGCCAGACGGTCGCACGGCCGATGCCAGCAGCTGGACGCTGACCTACTACGTTCGGGGCCCTGCCGTGCTGAACCTGGTGGCCACAGCCGCCGGAATGCGCTGGACCACTACGCTGACAGCCGCGGCCAGTACCGCCCTTGTGGCTGGCACCTATGCCTGGACCGCCATCCTCACGAATGGCCTGGAGCGCATCACGGTCGGCACCGGCCAGCTGGTGATGACACCGGACATCACGCAGCTGTCTACCGGGTTCGACCCGCGCAGCGTTGCGCAGATTGCGCTGGCCGCGTGCGAGGCTGCCATGGGCACCTTCAACAGCACCGGCGGCAAGGTCAAGAAATATGAAATTGCCGGTCGCACCATGGAGTTCCAGACCATCGGCGAGCTGATGACCCTGCATGCCTTCTGGAAGTCCCGGGTGCTGGGCGAGCAGTCGGCCCAGTCCATCGCCAACGGGCAAGGCAACCCCCGCAACCTCTACACGAACTTCCAAAGGGTCCAATGAACACCACCAGCAAATGGGAGACAGCTGCGCGCGTCGCGCTGCCCACTGGCACCGTGGTGCCCGACCTGTCCGTAAAGCGCAGCCAGGTGCTGACCGCCTGGAACGCCGAGCGCTCCGCCGCGCGTGGCGCTGCCATCCAGCGCGAGCGCCTGGCGACACAAGAGCGCTCCTATGCTGGCGCAGCAGTCAACCGCCTGACGGGCGACTGGTCGGCCATGAACACCAGTGCCGACAGCGAGATCCTGACCAGCCTGCGCATCCTGCGGGCCCGCAGCCGCCAGCTGGTGCGAGACAACGAATACGCCAAGCATGCAGTGCGCGTGATCGTCAACAACGTGGTGGGCAACGGTATCGGCCTGCAGGCCCAGGTGATGAGTGCCGGCGGCAAGCTGCAGGGCAAGATCAACGACAGCATCGAAGCTGCATGGGCACAGTGGGCCAAGAAGGGCACCAGCCATGTCGCAGGCCTGCTGAGCTTTGCCGAGATCGAACGGCTGTGCATGGTGCAGCTGGTGACCGCAGGCGAAGCGATCGTGCGCAAGATCCGCAAACCCTTCGGCGGCGGCACTATCCCGCTGGCCCTGGAGGTGATGGAGGCCGATCAGCTGCTGGACAACTGGCAGACGGCGCGGGCTCCGAACGGCAACGCCATCCGCATGGGCGTGGAGATCGACGAGTGGCACCGCCCGGTGGCCTACTGGTTCTCCCCCAAGCACCCGGGCGACTACCAGTTCACCAGCTTCGAGCCCTCGCGCTTTGTGCGAGTGCCCGCCGAAGACATCATCCACCTGTATATCGTGGAGCGCTGGCCCCAGTCGCGCGGCGAGCCCTGGTTTCATGCGGCGCTCAAGACCCTGCACAACGTGGGCGGTTACGAGGATGCCGAGATCGTCAAGGCCCGAGCCAGTGCCAACATCGTGGGCTTTATCCGCAGCCCCGAGCCGCTGACCCCCGACGGCCAGAAAGCTGGCCGCAATCTGATCGATACCGAGCCGGGCACCTGGCAGACCCTGCTGCCCGGTGAAGATGTAGCGAGCTTTGCGCCCGGCACTCCCAACCCGGCAGTGGACCCATTCCTGCGCTACATGCTGCGCAAGATGGCAGTCGGTGTGGGCGTCAGCTACGAGAGCTTGAGCCGGGACTACAGCCAGAGCAACTACAGCGGCAGCCGCATGGGCCTGCTCGATGACCGGGACCTGTACCGCATGGTGCAGGGTTTCCTGTGCCGCAATCTGCGCGACGACATCCACAAAGAGTTTCTGGACGCCGCGGTCTTGGTGGGCGCAGTCAAGGTCGGCACGGACTACTTCAGCAACTCGGCCAAGTACCAGGCAGTGCGTTACAAGCCGCGCGGCTGGAGCTGGATCGATCCGGCCAAGGAGGTCGCAGCCTACAAGATGGCGGTGCGTGCTGGATTCATGACGGTGGGCGATGTGATCGCGCAGACATCACCGGACAGCGATGTGGAAGACACCTTCAAGCGCCGCGAAGAAGAGATCGACATGGCCGCCGACATGGGCTTGGTGTTCGATACCGACCCGGCCCAGGTCAACGACAAGGGCCAAGGTCAGCCGGCGCCAGTGCCAGCCGACGACGGCGCCCAGCCGCCCGCTGCAGGTGGCGATCCCGCAGCGCCTGCAGATCCTGAAGCCGACGGCGATGCCGCAGGTGACGACAGCAAGTAAGCATCTTTTCCCCTTTACCTGAAAGGCACTCCATGGCCAAAAAACTTCCCGACACCCTGGTGCCGCAGATCCGCACGGTATCCATGCGCGCGCTGCCCGGCGCTGATGGCCAGCGCGCAGCCAAGATCGACAGCGTCACCCGCACCACCTCGCTGGCCTTCAGCTCTGAAGAGCCGGTCAGTATGTGGTACGGCACCGAGATTCTGAGCCACGCACCTGGTGCGATGCGCCAGGGTCAGCGGCAGCAGACCATGCCCATGCTGTTCAACCACTCCATGAATGACTTGCTCGGTGTCGTCGAGTCCATCGAATGCAACACGGACGGCGTTGGCCGGGCCAATGTGCGCTTTGGCAAGGATGAGCGCGGCGCCTGGGCCATGGGCCAGGTGGAAGACGACATTCTGGTCAACGTCAGCTTTGCATATCGCGTCTACAAATGGCTGGAAGACGTGGAGGCCGACACGATCACCGCGATCGATTGGGAACCTCTTGAAATTTCGCTGGTCACCGTGCCAGCAGACCCGACCGTTGGAGTTGGCCGCCATGCCAGCGCTGACGTTGCAAACGGCGTGCAACTCCAACGAGAAGCAACCGACTCTCCCGCGCCTGTGGCGCAACTCACCCCCCCAGTTCATCAACCCCAGGAGCAATCTATGAACAAACGTAAGCAACGCCTGCTGCAGCAGGTTACGGGCGAAGCCGCCCCATCCGGTACCGGTGGTACCAATCTGGAAGTCGGTAACGTCTCCAACGGCGATGGCGGTGCTGCCACCATGCAGCGCGGCGCAGAAGCCGAACGCGCCCGCATGACCGAGATCGATGCGCTGGCCCGAAAGTACGATCTGAGCCCCGAGCTGCGCACTGGTCTGATCCAACGCGGCGCAAGCATTGATCAGGCCCGCCTGACCGCTGCCGACGTGGTGCTGGAACGCGCCCAGAAGGCCGGCAAGGCCGTCGTCGATTTCGGCGACACCAACAACCCGGACCTGTCCACTTCGGAAAAATCCCGCTACAGCATGATCCGAGCGATCAATGCCTCGTTGACCGGAAAATGGGATGGTGCTGGGTTTGAGCTGGAATGCTCCAACGAAATCGCCAAGCGCACCGGCCGCGTCCCCAAGGATTCCAAGGCATTCTTCGTCCCCACCAACCTGCGCACGGCTTACACCGTGGGCACCGCCGGTTCTGGCACCACCGGCGGCACATTGGCTGCCACCAACCTGCTGGACGGCAGCTTCATTGAAGTGCTGCGCAACAAGGCCCGCGTCATGCAACTGGGCGCCACGGTGCTGTCCGGCCTGGTGGGCAATGTGGACATTCCGCGCCAAACCGGCCAGACCTCTACATTCTGGGTGGCGGAAGGCGTGGACACCACCGAGTCTGAAGCGACATTCGACAAGGTGAGCCTGGCAATGAAGAGCATCGGCACCTACAGCCTGATCACCCGCAACATGCTGATGCAGGCCACGCCGGACATCGACATGATCGCCCGGGCTGACATGCTGGCGGCCATGGCCTTGGGCATTGACCTGGCAGCCTTGTCCGGCATCGGTACCGGCGCAACACCGCGCGGCATTGCCAACGTGTCGGGCATCGGCTCGGTCATCGGCGGGACCAACGGAGCAGCCGTCAGCATCGATAACTACATTGATCTGGAAACAGCGGTGACCTCCGCGAATGCGCCTGAAACCAACCTGGCGTACCTGACCAATGCCAAGACGATCGGCAGCACCAAGAAGCTGAAATCCACCACCGGCCAATACCTGTGGACCGGCTCGGCAGTGGGCGCACAGTCCGGCACTCCTGGCGAGATAAACGGCTACCCCGTTGCCCGTTCCAACCAAGCACGCAGCACACTGACCAAGGGCACCAGCTCCGGCGTGTGCTCCGAGATCTTCTTCGGTGCCTGGAGTGAGTTGCTGATCGGCGAATGGGGTGTGCTGGAGATCGTTCCCAACCCGTACGCCACGGAAGCCTACAAGAGCGGCGGCGTGCTGCTGCGCGCCCTGCAGTCCATCGACATCGGTGTGCGCCATGCCGCATCGTTCTCGATGATGTCCGACGCGCTCACGCCCTAATCCGGCAATGTGACCCCAGCCCCTGCGCCATGTCTGCGCAGGGGCACCCCCCCCATTCCCCTTTCATTTTTAGGAGCCTTTCATGGCCAGTAAAAAATATGTTGTCCGCGATGGATTCATCGTGTTCCTTACCGTCATCAGTCCCAAGGGTGACAAGGCTGAGCGTCAGTACACCGGCGGAGAAGAAGTCACGCTGGATGATGCCGATGCTGCAGACCATCTGCACAAGCTCGAATTTGCGGGTCAGAAGGACCGCGATGTAGCCCTGGCAGCCGAGAAGGCAGCCAACGTCACCGCCCTGGCTGGCAGCGATCCAGCAAGCCTGGTGCAGACCTTGGTCGCAGCCCTGGCACAAGCGCAAGGTGTGACCGCCGCCGCAGCCACGCCCCCCATCGCCTGATAGTCCGCCACCATGTTCGCATCCGATGCGCTCACCTTCCTGGCCGACTTCGGCAACCCCATGAGCTGGAACCCCAGCACAGGGGCTGCAGCGGTGGCCGGGCTGGTGTTGTTTGACGAAGGTGATTCGGGCGCTGACGGCGGCAATCACATCAGTCGTGAGTACACCCTGACGCTGGAAACGGCTGCCTGGGTGGGGCTCAAGCGCGACGAGATGGTGGTGGTCTTGCGCAATGGCGCTTACGGCACCTACAAGCTGCGCACCAACTTGGTACAGCAGGAAGATGCCGTGTTCAGCACCGTCAAACTGACAAAGCTGTCCTGATGGCTACCGTTCTTTCCCA